AGAAAGAATCCTATGCTGCCGTTTACTTGTTGACCTGTTACGCTAACTGGAGAATATTCACTCCACGCAGCAGATCCCCATGTATCACGTCCCCAGCCTTGTACACTGGCCATCTAAGCCTCCTTAAATTATGAAGAGGCTATTCTTAAGATCGCACTATCGTCTTCAGCAGCAGGGAATGATATTGTAAAAGTTCCAGCAGTGGAAGATTTAACTCCACCAAAATCTAATACACAGACTGCAGCATTGGTAGTTAATCCTGTTACAGTTGAGTTATTATAAACAACAGCTGCTTGTGCTGAAATAGTTGCGCTTGTAAAAGACACATCTGCAAAATCAACAACAGCAGTTGTATTATCTAACTTTGGAAAAGTAGATTCAACCGTGCAGGCTCCGCCACCAGCGGTGTACGTTCCAGAATTACTCACTTCATCAGTATTTTCATAAGCAGTAGTTGTATTATTTAACGTTGCTTCGGAATCATAAAGTGCTAATTTGAACGAATTACCAGTAGATGCAGTAAAGTCGTGTAAAGCTTTTAAAATCTCAAGCTTAAACGATTTAACAATACATTGTTCAATAGCCATAGTTTCTCCTTAAAGTTTATGGTTGTGCAGACTCAAGAGGTATTCTCAAGACTCCATCAAAAAATTCGCTTCGTCTTCTACGTCCCTGTTGTTCAATAGCAAAACCTTGTAGTGCTTCTTGAAATGATTGTTGGTACATCTGCAACATATCAGCAGGTCCTTTCAAAAACTTATAGGCTTCTACCAGGCATCCATACAAGAGAACATCTTCGCCATTTGTACTCAACCAAGTTGTTCCTGATGAGCCGGCGCTTGTTAGACTGCTAGGCATCCTATTTAATGCAAGTTCTACTGTAAATCCCGAACTTGGGGTGGGAGCGACGTACACAGTATCATTATCCCAATTTCCATAATACTTAGGTACGCCAGTTGTATTACTGTTTTTATTATATTCTGTTAAAAAAGACAAATCTTTTTGAATTAAAAATTTTCTATTACCAGCACTATCTTTAATTTGCATCCAATCTACACTAATAAATGTAGTACTTGTAGCTCCAGGCATCGATAAGTAAGGATTATTAGCTGTTAGGTTAGCTGCCATATGTCCTCGAGATACATCTAGATCAATGGTTCTAAAAATACGTTTTTCCGTATTATTAATCATGGTATTAATAACTGCATTAGAAAGTACGTTAGAACTTACTTCCGTATAACTTCTTACATCATCTTGTATTCCGCTTAATGTTGCCATCTTATGCCGTAATTGTTACTGGTCCCGCACTTGTAGTTCCTCCACCAGCTTCACCTGACTCACCAGGAGAAGTAGTAGAAACAAATGTGAAAAAATTATCATCTACCTTAGTTATAGTATATCCATCTTCATCTTCTATTTCCGAAGCAGAAATACCAAACACAGGTGCAGAATTTCTAAATCTAACTATATCCCCCGTTGATCTTCCATGATCGGGAGAATAAACTTGAATAGTTGTATCAGCTGCAGTTGTTCTAAAAGGATTTAAAGGTAATAAAACTGGAACAGCAGGAGCTACTCTTGCTGGTCTAGGATTACGAAGAGCAATAGGATCATTTCCAATATGAAAAGGACCTAGTTGCGGTTGTTTTGGTTCATATTCAGATTTATGAACAATAAAACCATTCCATTCTTTTCGCATTTCCAAATAGGGAAAAGCTACTCCACTTCGGTCTGAAATTCTAAGTGCATGTTTTCCTTTTGCAAATGCCATTATCTAATTGCCTTTTCTATTGCGCCACCTTTAGATTTCATATCTATTCCTAATTCTTTAAAAATATCATTTATTGCAATATCTAAAAGATCCTGATCACCTGCTGATTTTGCATCATAATATGCTTGAAATAATTGCGTAGCTCTATCAGTTCTTCCTTTTTTAAAATCAGATTTTGTAACCATTAAAATCCTCCGAGATATCCTTGTGCAGGAACAAGATGAATACTAGCCCTGGTTGCATCTTCTGCTGCAGCTCTAGCAAATTCTTCTTCATACACTTGTTTTAATAATTGTATACGATCAGGAGCTCTTTTCATAGCTATATAGTAAGCTAGTCCTGCGCACATGCAGGGAATAAATCTAAAAGGTAAATCTACATCATTAGTATAATTGCCTGCATCTTCAATTCGACGTAATGCATAATATTTAAAAGTATAAGTTTTTGTGTCATCAGGGGAAGTATAAACGTAAAGAGTAGGTACCAATGTACGTTCAAAATACCATTCTGATGGTTGTCCTGTTTCTGTTTTCTTTGGTAAATCTAAATAAGCCATTCGACTAATTCTATCTACCGCATAATCATTAGTTCCATTATTAACCACCGCAGATAAGACATCGATAATTCCTCTCTCTTCTGGAGAAGAAAAACTATAGCTAGGTTGACTTGCTACTAATGTTTTAGAACCTTGTGTAATTTTCCATAGATTTAAGCCACGGTTCGCCCATTCTGAAAACATAATGTCTAAAGAACGGCGAGCCGTGTCTAAATCATATCCTTTACGGGTTTGTAACCCACAACGCTCAAAAGCTTCTTCAATTATCTCATCAATTTTGAGATTAAACTCCGTAGTTCCTGAAGTTGCCATGTCATCCTCGTTTTCTTCTCATCTTAGCAAAAGTTTCTGCTAGACGTGCTCGTTGACCAAGCTTACCACCTTTTTTAGCAGCTTTTGCTAATTTTTTAGCTGGTATCTTTTTGCCTTTTTTAACACCGAGAGAACGACGAAGAGCTCCTGGTTTTTTAACCGCTTTTTGTATCCACTTTTTATCTGCCACCGGTTTTCCCATTTACCCCATTAAAAACTTCCGATGGTTTTTGTCCCATCATCAATCTTTTTTTCATTGGAACGTGACCTTGAGGTTGTGTAGTGGGTTTTCCCATTTTCACTCCTCTTGGACCTACAGGCTCACCATAAGACTTTACCGTCTTAGAAGCTTCGAGAGCAGATCTAGTTTGTGCAGTTGAATCATAATAACTTGGCATTCATACCTCCTATGTAGTGTAGAAGACTACGCATCCCGCTGTTTCTGCATCAGCGTCAACGCACAGTCCGGTTTTAAATAATACTCCCATCTCAGGAATATATGTATTAGCATTTGCTCCACCAGGAATAACAAGATCCATAATTTTATTCCCACCAGCAATGTCACCAGTGGCTGCACAATCATGAAAAGCAATAGTCGTGGAATCGGTTGGTAACGCTGCTGCGTCATAACCTTTTAAAAAACCACGTTTGTTACTAATTAAAGTTTCGTTGTTTCCTGCCGTCGCATTTTTAGCAAAAACTGGAGTTGTCATAATGTTTTTCCTCTCTAATTATTACGATGCAAAAGCAAATGCGCCAGTAACAGCTGCTGCTGCACCAGTCATTTCACTTGCAATGTGCCATGTTCCATCTTCAAAACACATAAAAGCAATTTTGCTTCCAGTTGTAAAACAGTTTGTTGCCGCGTCAGCTGGAGTGAAAACTAATTGTGTCTCACCTGCTGTTGAAGTATCAAAAGTTACTTCACTTGAGTCTCTTGATTCTATTAAAGAACCAGTTGCCCAAACATCAGATCCTGCTGCATCAAAAGTGAGAGTAGCAGTTCCGCCAGCTGTATCTTTAGACTGAACGTAAACCGCGATTGCACCTCTAGTTGCTGCCGGTAATGCTACAGCACATGCTGCTGCACCTGTGTAGTTAACAACTGCAATAATTCCATCAGCGATAGAAATATTTGCTGCTGTTGCTGTGTCAGCTAAAGTTAAATTTGTAAGATCAGGCATACCTGAACTCATTCTAGTTGTAACTGCACCTGTTGTTGCATTTTTAGTAGCCATTTGAAAGCCACCCTCAGACCTTATCGGTCCATTAAAAGTAGTTGCTGCCATATTATTCTCCTTTGGTCGTATAGACCATTTCGTTACGTAGTCTCTATACCGTCTGCCTAGCCAGTCTACATAACTAAATTAATACTAGGTATACTTATTGTTTAAAACAAAAAGGGCGCTTTGTAAAGCGCCCTTTAAGCAGTTAATTAAGTTAAAAACTTAACCTCCTTGTGTTCCGTAAACTCCACGAGGATCAGACCAGCCAAAGCTGTATCTTTCTCTCGCTTTATACCTAACGTTTCCAGTATCGAAGTCACCTTCCATAGAGGTTGCGATAGGGGCTCTCACAAACATTTTAAGTCCGTTTGGAACGTCAGTTAATAGCCACCATGCATCTGTGTCAGTTATGTAGTGATTAACCACATATCCTTCAGGGATCATACCCATATTTTTCATTGCGTTGATGTTATTATCTGCGCTGTTGCTCTGTAAAGGAGAATTTAGAACTCTGTCTGCAATAAATTGCGTATTGACAGGAATTACTAATTTTCTTCCTTTAGCAGCTACTTTTAAACCTCTCTCATCAATAAACCCTGCGATATCAATTAATCCAGTTTCTAAAGATGATTCATTTAGGTCAGCGTCAGTAGTTGGTCTGTTTGCCCATACACCACCTTGCGTAGTAGCATGGTTTGTTGTGCAAAGCATAGATCCGTCACCACCAAGGTAACTAGCACTAAATGAGTTGTTTAAAGTTGCAGCACTTTTAACTTGTTTTGTGTTTGCCATTGAACGAGCTAAAGCTCTTGTATAACGAGCCGAAAGCCTATCATACAAGTTGTCTTCAATTGCTTCCTCCGTGATTGCGAAAGCTAAAGCAACAGTTTCGTTAGTATAGCGTGCAGTAAAAGCTTCTTGCGCTTGATCGTAAGCGATCGAGCTACCTTCAGGTTTTACACCTGCACTACCAAAACCAACTAACATTACTTCTTCTTCGAATGCACGATCAGATGATTCAATTGAATAAAGTTCTTCATGCTCACGGTCATAGCGTTCGTACTCCAGGCCAAATAGGGCATTCAAACCTGGCTCTAACTCTTTGACCAATTGCGATCTTGATATAGCCATATTTTATTCTCCTATTATATTCCTGTTAAGGTTGTGTACGCATGTTCGTTGATTCTTACAACAAAGTTTACGTTGTTAGACGATATATCATTGTTGTCCACATCAGCGGTTACATCCACAATTCTTAACTGTTCAGCAGTAGCTGCCGCGTTTGGCGCGTCAATTTTGCATGAACTTAATCCTGAAGTCGAGTTTCCGTTTGCATTTCCAGCTGCATTAGCATTTGCTCCTATAACGGCTTGACCAGTTGTTCCAGCCACTGATTGACATTCAAACAAAGTATTAGGATCGTCATAGACTTTCACTTCTACGTCTGTTTCATTGTATGTCTCAGTTGAAGCAGGCCAGTATTTTGCAAATTTTGGACTGCCTTCTGAGTCAGTGTAGTAAAATCCTCCACAAACACCTAGGATATTAGCAGTAGTATTATCTGTTGCTATTGTAATAAATCCGTTTGCTTGCAAAACCACAAGACTGCCTGTGTAGATTGCTGAACCAGCATCGGTCGCCATTTTATAGGTGCTAAAGCCTGAACTGTTGTACGTCGCACCAAGCGTCTTAGCTGGTCGAAGTCCAAAAGCGGCATCTATATTAGCCATAATATACTCCTAAAAATGATCCGAGTTCTCTAGTTTCCAGACTCATTCTTTCCTCTAGATCCCCCGAAAGTTACACGACTTTGCCTCTCCTTATGGATAGGCATGCTTTTATGCTCTTCCTTGAATAGATCTCTATCCACGGATTCCATTTGATCTGTTGTTTGTCTTTGAAAATATTTATTTCGCGACTCTACAACTTCCAATGGAACACGAGCAAGCAATAAGCCACCAATTCCAATAACACCTGCATGTTTCCCATCTTCTTGAGTTGGGAGGTCCCAGTCAGGATATTCGTCGGCTCGAACAAGTTCATAACCTTGTCTTAACCTACTGATAATATTTTGGTTATCTTCATATCCCCTGGCACTAGCCCTTAACCAACGGTGTTTATAGCCGTCGGGCGCAGGAGGTGCCTCCAAATTATTCGGTGGTCTCCATTCTGTCGGTCGAGTTGTACTCTCACGTAGATTGGCATTGCG